CCACCCCGTGCAGACCGCCCGAGACCTTGTAGCTGTTCTGGTCGAACTTGCCGCCGGCGCGCAGCTCGGTCATGACGCTTTCGGCTTTTGAAGCCCGTCTTATCAATTCGGTCTCGGAGGCAATGGCGCGTGCAATTCAGACCGCAATTCTGAAGGGTACAGGTTCGGCGCAGCCGACGGGTATTCTGGCGAATGCGGCAAAGGGGCAGACCATCAACGTGGCAGCGATCGACTACAAGACGCTTGTTTCCGCAGAGGCGGCGCTCCCCATGGAGTACGAGAGCGGTGCTGTGTGGGTCATGACGAAAAAGACGTTCATGGAGTTCGTCGGTATGGTTGATACGGCAGGACAACCGATCGGACGTGTCGATCACGGTATCGGCGGCGTACCTGAGCGCACGCTTCTTGGTCGGCGCGTTGTGTTGACCAATGACCTGCCGTCGTATGTAAAGACGCTCAAAAAGGCGGACGTATTTGCGTTCATCTACAACTTCGGTGACTACACGCTTAACACAAACTACTCGATCGGTATCAAGACGTATGAGGACAATGAGACCGACGATCTTGTGCGCAAGACGATCATGATCTGTGACGGTAAGCCGATTGAGTATGAGTCACTCGTGAAGCTGACCGGAAACGTTGCATGATTTGAGGTGTGGATATGGCAGAAGGGATTGTAGCGTTAAAGGAGTTTTTGCGCGTTGACGCTGACATACAGGAGGATAACGCATTGATCGCCTCGCTCGGCTCGGCTGCCATTTCCTACCTGGAGCAGACGACGGGCAAGCGGTTTCAGCCCAATTCTGAGCTTATGGCGCTCGCACAGAAACAGCTTGTTTTACATTGGTACGAGAATCGAAGCGCTTTCTCGACAAAGACGAATCTCAATGAACTGCCGAATCATCTGCAGGCGATTATCACGCACATTGCGCTTGCAGGGGCATATACACCGCTTCCGGGAGGAGGTGCGCTATGATTAACATGGATGAGGTTGGCATGCTCGACAAGAGGATCCGTATCCTGACGTACAAAGACATAACAGATGCCTATGGTTTGACACGGCAGGAGCTTGTCGACGCCATCGGGAATCCGATCTGGGCGCGCGTAGAGCCTGCACGCGGTCGGACGTATTACGAGCAGTACAAGGACAAGGTGGAGCTTTTGACAAAGGTCACAATCCGCTACCGCCCGAACATTGACGAGAGTATGCTTGTGAAGTATCGCGAGCAGGTGTATCGGATCATGTCGGTCGTCGATCCGTATGAGGCGCATGTAAAACTCGAGCTCATGTGCAACAAAAAGGAAAGCGGTGAGGACCATGACGATTGATGACTTCGCGCGGCAGCTCGATCGGATGGCAAGGGAATATCCGGGCGATGCGGAGGAGGCGCTTGAAAGAGGAGCAAAGCATATGCTCAAGGAAATCAAAAAAGCATCGCCCGTCGGCAAGGCTGCGCATCCGCACAAGCTGAAAAACAGCTGGCGGTGCAGGATACAGGGGCATCGTGCAGGTGAACTACGGGCAGAAATTCGATCCACAGCATCGCACTTCCATTTGGTTAATCGTGGCTTTCAGCGGGCGAGCCCGCAAGGTCGCCCCACACCAAACAGCCCGCACGACAATCGGAATCTTCACTTTCTGGAGAAGGCAGTCGATGAAAACTGGAGCGGGGCAAAGCAGAAGATGACAGAGACATTTTACACAAAGGTGCGTGAGCATCTTGGCTAACGTAGTAAAACAGGTTGATGTATTGAGGCAGGTCATTGGGCAGCTGTCACAGGAGTTCGGATACCGCGTGTATTCGGATGAGGTGCGGGAGAAGTTCAAAAAGCCCTGCTTTTTTATTGCCGCCACGAGCAAAATGACGCCCAAAACAGGAAATTGGATGGAGAAAGAGCTGAGGCTTGCCATTACGTACTACGCACAAGATGCGGATAAGAACGAAGTTGCCTATATGGACGTCATCGATCGTGTGCAACTCCTTTTCCAAGTTGGCATTCCCGTTGCTGACCGGTACCTCCACATCGAATCAGTGGAGGATGACCGTGTGGGAGAGGAGCAGGATGTTTTGCAGATCATCGTTACGATTCCCTACTTGGAGCAGGTGAAGAAAACAAAGCCTGCGGCAGAGCCAATGCAGGAAGTCCATTTCCGTGTCCGTCATCGTGGAAAAGATACAGGCGCCGAAGAATGGGGCGGGCAAATCGATGAGAAAACAGTATGAACGCAAAGGAGTGAAGGATTATGGCAAAACTGGGGATGCCCTCTGTCAATATTTCGTTTATTGAGGCGGGCATTGAGGCTATCGAGCGCAGTCAGCGCGGCATTGTTGCACTGCTCCTCGAGGAGTCGCAGGAGACCATTGACAAGATCAAAAAGGGATATCGAGATGGCGGGAAGGAAGTGGCAGCGGAGAAGCTGCCGCTTACCATTTATACGACCAATGATATTCCGAGCATTTTCACGGATGCTAACAAGGACTACATCACAAAATGCCTGATGGGTTACAAGAAGTCACCGTATCGCGTCAAGATCTACCTGCAGGCGGCGAACAATGCGAACGCGAAGAATGCAGATAAGTTCGCGGAATCATTGAAAACGCTTTCGACGGAACGGTGGGACTATCTCGCCATCCCGACGATTGTGACAGAGCAGTTGGAATCTGTTGCGACATGGCTCAAAACGAACCGCGAGAATAAGTTCAAGCGCTCGAAGGTTGTTCTGCCCGGGTATGCGGGGGACTATGAGGGCATCATCAACTTCGCGAACAAAAGCATCACGACCGCTGCGAAGGTCTATACAGGTGCGCAGTATACGCCGCGCATTGCAGGTCTGATTGCGGGCACACCCATGACGATCTCCGCGACATATGCGCCGCTTTCGGAGGTTATTGACTGTGATAAGTACAGCGTCGACGAGAATGATGATAAGGTAAACCGCGGCGAGTTCTTCGTTTGGTTTGACGGGGAAAAATTCAAGATGAGCCGTGCGATGAACTCTCTTGTCACGACGACGCAGGGGAAACTCGAAGCATACCAGACCATCAAGAGCGTGGACATTATGGATATGATCTACGACGACATCAAGAAGACGGCGCAGGATTCGTATATCGGAAAGTATACGAACGATTACGACAACAAGCAGCTTCTTATCACGGCCATCTATGGCTATATGCGCGAGCTCGAGAACGGGCGCCTCCTGCAGCGTGACTATACGAAGATCGACATTGATACGGAGGCAGTCAAGACGTATCAGCTGAAACATGGACTTTACACGAAGGAGCAGCTTGCAGATATGAGTGAACTGGAGCTGAAGAAGCTCGACACGAAGAAGATTGTCTTTTTGACGGCAAGCATCAAGATTCTCGATGCGATGGAAGACATCAAGCTGCCAATCAACATCTAAAGGAGGATAAACAATGGCTGAATCGTTCAACTCGCAGCAGGTAATGAGCGGCACGGAGGGCGAAGTCTGGATTGACTCGCAGTACATGGCGCAGGTCGTTGCGTTCAAGGCAGAGGTGAAACTCGTAAAAGAGGAGGTTAACCAGGTCAAGCGCCGCGGCAAGCAGTACAAGACAACGGGATGGGAGGGTTCCGGAAATGTGAAGATGAATCACATGAGTTCATACTTTATCGACAAGATGGCCGACAACATCAAAAATGGAAAGCAGACGGTCTGCACGATCATCGCCAAGCTCTCGGATCCGGATGCGATCGGAGACGAGCGCGTTGTTATCCGCGATGCAACGTTTGACAAGCTGACCCTTATGGACTGGGCGGCAAAGAAGCTGACCGAGGATGACTACGATTTCACGTTTACTGATTTCGACATTTTGGACAGCGCATCAGAGTAAGGAGGATTATTATGAGTTTGACAGAGGCACTCCTTGCGGCAGACGCAGGGAAAATTGTACGAAAGGCGACGAAGGATTTTGAGGTAGAACGGCTTTCTGAGATTTTGGGCGAGCCATTCATCCTGCATCTGCAGCAGGTCCCTTCTCGCCGTGTGCGTGAGATTCAGGACAGTGCGATGCAGATTGACACAAGCACGGGGCAGCTGAAGGGCGTGGACAACTACGAACTCCAGATGCGGATGCTCTGCGACGGGATCACAAACAAGGATTTCGACGGGGCGGACGTTTTGAAGCACTACAACGTCGCGTCACGGAAGGAGCTCTTTGCTGTGCTCTTTAACGCTGGTGAGGTGCAGGATATTGCCAATGCGATTTCCGAGCTCTGCGGCTTTGGTCAGAAACAGACGAAGAAGGCTGTTGAAGCAGTAAAAAACTGATTGATTCCGACGGAGAGACGCAGATGATGTACCTGCATTATGCACGGCATCATCTGCGGCCGTCGGAGTGGTATGCGATGGGGCGCGGCGAACAAATCATCCTGCAGGCGTTTATGCATCGGGAGATCGAGGAAGAAAAACAACTGAAAGAAAAACTCGAATCTTGAAGAAAGGAGGGAGAACATGGCAGAGATCATTGATGTTGTGATGCGGCTGACAGACCAAGTGAGTGATAGGCTTACGCATATTCGGCGCGAAATGGAGCAAACGGCGCGTGGAAATGTTCGTCTCGGCAATACTGTTCAAGGCGTTGGCCGATCAATGGGGGGCGTGGCAAACACGATGATGCCGATTGCTGCAGGAATTACAGCGATCGGTACCGTGGGCGCAAAGTCGTTCATGGATTTTGATGCGC